AAATAAAAATTGGTTTCTTTTTTCCTACCAACTTTCTTATTTTATTAGCTAAAACTTTACTCGGTGTAGTAATAACATCTGCCTCTTTAATAAGGGACTCATATTGGTTTTTAAAAACATTTGAAACAAATCTTGAAGGATTAGAGGGGTCAACTGCCCAGTAATCATCATCTATATCATAAACTACCTTTGTCCCTTGTTTTATATAGGCTTTCATTGTTTTTAACGGGTCTGTATGTTCGGGATATATTCTTCCCATAACAACAACATCAGGATATTCCATAAATTCATCTGGAATGTTTGCCCCTATCGCTACTTGTCTTATTGAATGTCCTCTCTTAGAAAGTCCCCTACCTGGTATTTCTGTTCTGTGATACCAAATACCTGACTTCCAAGACATTACATTATCAAGAAAATATAATATTCTCATATCATTTGTATTCTTTTAAAAATTTTATAAATGAACTTATTTCTTTTATCTCAGCTTGTTTTTCTGTTAATTCTTTTCTTCTTTCCGTCTGACCATCAAGAACTCTTTTAATAATCCACGCCTCTAATATTAGTGCTTGTTGGTACTTATCATTGTAATATTTTATCATTGACCTTTTTGTCTTATTTTTTCTTAAATAGTTAAGTGTTATATCAAGTATTTTCATAATTTTATTCCGAAGAGGGGGGAGAGCCCCCCCTCAATCGGATTGGATTTAAGCTGATATTACAGCTACATTTCTTGCTCTTCCTCTGTTCTTGTAAGTTACTCCAGCTCCATATACTGTCCAGGTTACTAGATTTATTCCAATTTTATTTGAAGGTTTTCTAATTTCCATTGTTGGAGCTTTCTGCATAACTAGGTCAATCATACCTTTTCTTCCAAAGTACATTGCGTGACCAGTAACAGTTGAAGCTGCTGCCGTAGGACCACCTATTGTTGATGGTGCTAATGCAGAGATAGCACCTGAAGGAAGATTGTTGGATAAATAGACCTGATAGCCCATAAATGGACCAACATATCCGTTCCTTAGAGTTGCATCTGATACATTAAATCCTGTGTTAGCTGCTTTAACTTCAATATAGCTAGCAAGAGTAGGAGTTACTACTGCACACCAATCTCCCATTTCCTCAACATTATTCTCACGAAGAACTTTTGTTACTCCAGCGAATAAGTTAATTATGTTGGTAGAAGCGGCTGTAATTCCTCCTGTAGAGCTATCTCCAAAGACATCACTTCTGTCAACAGCTGATAAACCAACGCTTGCTCCACCAGTTATTTTTGAGAACGCAAATGTATCTATAGCATTCTTTAATTGATAACCAGCATCGCTTGCGAGTTCAACAGCAGTATCAACATTTGCCTGCAACTTTTCAGTATCGTCAATATATGACATACAATACTTTCTTGTAGAAACATTGATTGTGTCATAAGTCCAAACCTGATTAGTAGCAGTCATATCTGTCCCAGGTGTATAAACCTTGGCAGAAACATCGTTGAATTTAGGAAGCTGTATTGCCTTACCGTAAGGAAGCTGTGATTCAAGTCGTGTGTTACAAACTTTTAAAGCAACTAATTGTTTATACAATGGTTGCTGAACCATATTTGACCAAACGGTAGGGGAAATAGCTGTTCCGTATCCGTAGTTATTTACTGTATTAGGCATTCTTTTTTAATCTACAACCCTTTTGCTTCCCTGGCTTTCAGGGGATTTAGTCCATATTTGTCAAGGATTTTTTCTTTTTCTTCCAGTGTCTTTGCTCCGTCTAACTCTTCATCAAGAGTTTTAGGTTTTTGGGACTCTGGTTGGGCTGTAGAAGGTTTTAACGCTTTTTCTTTTTCAACCTTTGCCCTATGTGCTTCTCGCCACATATTGTAGTTTTCATCTTCCCGAGCTTCAGAAAGAGACGCTCCCATAGCAGAGGCTCTTAATTTTAGCTCTTTTATTTCAGAGGGGTCTAATCCCTGCGTAGCAGAGTTCACCTCTAAAATAGCATCTATGTCAGAAATAGGATTTTTAGTTTCAGATAGCTTTCTTTTAGTTTTATCAAGCTCTTCTTTGACCTTTTTAGCGGATAATTCCGCTTCCTTCATTCTGGCATAATACCGTTTTTCACGGTCTGAAAACTCGTTATCTGGCTCGGTTTCTTCTTTGGGAGTGTCCTTCTCCTCAGGAGGATTTTCATCTTGAGTTTCCTCTTCGGTCTCTTCAAGATTTACAGAAGTATCCTCTTCTTCTGGATTTTGTTGGGTTTTCTCCTCTGTTGTGTTTTCCATATATTTTTTGCCCTGGCGGGACTATTTATATTGATTTTTTGTTATTTCTTTTTTTTCTTTTAATCTGTAAATGAACCCTAATATACTTTCAAATGTTTTAATTGCTTCTTGTCTGCCAAACATTTCTGTTTCCGATTTACAAGAAGTTATATCTTTTAGTTCTGTTTTCTTTTCTTCTAAATAATCAAGAAGTGCATCTCCAAGACCACCCTTTGCCATATCTTCTAATTTTTTATCTCTTTCTTGTTTGTTCATTTTGTTGTTGTTTCTTGACCCATCATTGGATTTTGCGGAACTTTTGGTGCGGAAACTCCACCTCCTGCTCCTCCTTGTTGTTGAGTCATCATTTGTTCTATTTGTTCTTCTGGCGACTTTGAGGTTATGTCAAAGAAATCTGCTGGACTTAATCCTCCATCTTCTGCTATGCTGTATAAGAATTTCTTCTTTATTGGGTCTGTCGTCATTGTTGGGTCTGTTGTTATTGCTTGAAGTATCGCAAACTTTGTTGCTGAACGAACCCTTACATCTAATGACTCACCAGTAATAGCAATATCTATGTTATACTTCAAATTGTCGTAGAAATCTTTTGGTATTGGGACAAGTGCTTCTTTGTTTTGCTTAATAGATGATTTGATAACTATCTTTAATGTTTCAACATCACTTTCCGTTGGAAATGGTTGTCTTTGCGAAACATTTTTTAAGACCAACTTTACAATTTCTTCGTTTAATTTCTCATTAAGTATCATTTCAGCATATTCATCTAAATCTTGACCAACTAACCTTAATGTATGTTTAACAGAATTTTCTTCTTGAAATTTAGGAATAATTACCTTAAATAGAAATTCCTTTATGTCTAAAGCAATATCTTCCTGAATTTGGTCAAAGTAAGTGGCGATTTGAGCCGAAGCTAATTGTGCTGAACCCAAAGGTGTTCCTGCTGGTAATCTTTTTCCCTGAACAACATCATAACTAAATGTAAGTTCATCTCTGTTTTTCATCCACTTATTGTATTCCTCGGCAAAATAAGATAAGTTTGTGTCCTGTATTTGGAGTTGATTTATATCATCATCTCCTTGTATTACTTCACCATCTGAGGTTTCCTGTTTTAGATTTCTCTGTATTCCGTGGTCTCTTGTCTTAAATAATGTAATTGCCATCCAATATGCTTTTTTAGAGTGAAGATTACATAATTCATTTTGTTTTATTTGCGGGTCAAATAGTGTTTCCACGACTCCTACTCCCTGCCAACGACCAGGTATTTTATCTAAGTGAAATTCCCAGTATGGATGTTCGTCAACTTCGTCTTCTTTTAAAATAACACCAGTTTGAGGAACCACTCTCCTAGTATTATTATCATATTCATCAACTCCCACATCGGCATAATAAACTCTTTTATATGGATATTTATGATTTCCATTTTCATCTATTTCTTCTACCTCTCCATATCTTTCATAAACCTCAATATGGGTCGCCCCCCTCATTTTTCTAAACTCTTCTATTGCCTCTTCTACATTTTTCCAGCCCATTTCTTTTCCTGTTTTTTTAAATTGAGGAACTGAATATCTGTGAACCTCTGTAATATATTGAGAATTGTCTAATGTATCAGCCGACTGAGATATAATAAAGTTTCTTAAATCAACAAAATATGGAAAACCATCAACCACTTTTAATACTACTGAACCAAATATTGGAAGTTCTCTAAATAATCTGTTTAATATTTTCCCAAATTGCTTATCCTTCAACCAAAATTTGAGGTCTCTTTCCATATACCAAGTTTTCATCTGGTTTCCGCCACCAGCTGTAAGTATCCTAATATCTTTGGTATCAAAATCTATGGCTTTGGAATAAACCTTACAAGGATTTCTAGATATGTTATAGAAATATTTTTTATCCCCATCAATATCAATATCCCCTGTTTGAAATTTAGAATTATGATAAAGAAATATATTTTCTATATTCTCTCTTTGATTAAAGAAATAACCAGGAACTATTTGTATGGTTTTATCTTCAAAGTCCTGAATTTCTTGTTGAATTGTTTTTGCTATTGTGCTCATTTGATTAAGTCCTGCCATCTCGGAAGGTCTTTTAGTTCTTTATCTTCGGCAAAATCTCTGCCTTCGTTTAAAAACCAATCTACTCCAAACTGAAGAGGTTGATTTATATCTCCTGTGTCTATAATATTTATGTTTTTCCAAGCGACTAGTTTTCCGTCTATTTCCTTAAACTCAAATTTCTTTACCCATAATGGAAGACCAGCTTTTTTTAATTCCTCATCAACCATCTTATTTAATCTAATGGCTTCTTCTTTTGTTGTTGCCCCAGCTACATTAGATGGTATTAACCAGCAGTCAAAGTAAGGAATTAACTTTTCTGGAAATAATGTCGTTCTTAATGCCATAATTCTATGACACCCATCATTTATCAAATATGGCTCTTCATATTGGGTATATGTGAGAACCGTTAAATCATACCTTTGAGGATATTGTTTTGTTAAATCATCTATTTCCCCATTTTGATAACCTTTAATCTTTTTTTCCAATGCTTTTCTATCCTGAATATAATCTTCTCTTTCGGTTCTGTCATCAACTATTTTGAATTGTTTGAGGTTATCTGGAGTAATCCTCATTTTTATCACTTTGCCAGCATAATACATACTTTTATAATTTTTCTATTTCTTTAACTAATTTTGACAATTCACCTTCTTGTATTGAACCATTAGGCTCTCTGTCAAATAATTTAGCTACTCTTTCTCTTAAGAGTTTAGTTAATTCTTCTGTTTTGTTTTTTATTTTAATTTTCATTTGTATTGAAATGGTTTTTTTTTACGAGGCATTGACCTTTGTATTTCTATTGCCTCTTTTTTTGCTTTACCTTCTATTTTCCACACCGCCAGGGCTAAACTCATAACACAGTCATCGTGGAGTCCAGCAGGGGCTGAATATGTTATTCTCCCAGCATCTGTCATTTCATATCCAAATCCCTCTAATTCGTCTATTAAGACATCAATAGGCGGTATCTTAATGTTTTTATCTTGTATAAATACTGATAATTTATCTATTAGTCGTTCTTTTGTTCCTTTTTCTAAGCTATTTTTTGTTCCAGTTGCTTTAAAATCATCAACTATTAGTCCATCCTGTCTTAAATCATCTCCTATCGCTGAACCTATATTCATTGCGTCAACTACTATCCTAGCTCTGTTATAGCGAATTGCCGCATTTTTAATCCTTTCTTTCTGAAGAGGATAATGTATTTTATTAAATCTATCGTGATATACGACTTCGTGGGTCAATCTGTCTATTATCGTTATAACCGTAAAGTCATTCATTTTAGCCAAGTCTAATCCCATTATGTATTTATGTCCTTCCTCTCTTTCTCTTAAGCAGTCAACTACACAATCTTTTACCCCCCTGAATACAGACGAAGCACTATCCATAAAGGTAGCCAAGTATTCCTGTTCAAACACTGCTTGTGGAAGCGTTTCTTTGGCATTTTCCCATTCTTTTTGCGATATTGACGCACCTTGTAATGAACTGAATTGGAAACTTGCGTTCTTTTCTTTGTTGGCAACCCACCTGTCATAAAACCAATTTTTCCCAAACGGGGTGCTTATAAAAATTATCTTTCCCTGCCTTGATGATGTGGTGGGAAATAAATACCTTTCATAAACATCCTTTTTAATTCTAGAAGCCTCGTCAACTATTAACAAATCTAATTCTTCTCCTAATAAGGAATTAGGTTCGTCTCCCGACTTACACTCTATCCAGCTCCCCCAAGGAGTAACTGCTTTAGGATAAGGTCGTGTAGATATTCCATTAGCCAAAGACGGAAATCCCAAAGCTATAAATTGCTTCACATAAGCAAAAACTTTCTCACTTAAATTATAAGTGGGGCTAACTATCCAAATATGCTTCTTGTCTTTTAAAAGTTCTCTCACAGCCAGATAAGCACATAAAGCCGACTTACCAAACCTTCTTCCAGCACATAACACCGTCTCACGATTATCGTTCACGCTTTGTATAATTGGTATTTGGTTTTCTATGGGATGCCAATTTATTTTCTCCTGAAGTTTGGAATCACTAATCAGTTTCATAATAATCTGCTTCTTCCGCTTTTTCGTGTTTTATATCATCTACAACTTCCTCACGTTCATCATAAGCACCTATTTTAATCTTTTTGTCTGGATACCTATCTTTTAATTTGAATATCATATCTGCGGCAGCTAAACAGGCTCTTTTATCGGAAGTATCGGTGGCTATTTCCACCACTCTACCCAAAACCTCTTGGTCATCTATTTGAGCCATTAACTGTCTGAAACCAACCGAGTCAGTCAAAAGATGAGGATTTCTTTGCATCCCCTTTCCATATCCAGCTTCCTTAGTCACTATACCCATTGTCTTGGGCTTACCAGCGGCTACGCTTTCAGTTAAAACCTTAAAGGCTTGTTTTTGTTTAGGTGTTGGTTTTTTCATTTAAATT